ATATTCGCGCGGTCTTTTTGTATAATGTCGAAACAATAAATTTCTAGGACGAAGTCGTTCGTGTTTTCGGTGGCTAACGCCGTTACAGGGACTATGTAAACAATCGGGTATTTTTCGTCTTTAGTGGCGAAGTTAAACATTTGTTCTTTGAAGTCCGACCCTACCTTTTTTACTTGAATATGGTTGTCGTAAAACGTTGTTATTTCGTTTATAAGTGCTTGGTAACTTGTCATAATTCCGAACCTTGTTTTATTTTATTGATTTTACTTTGCGTGTTTGTTATGTCCGTTTCGCTTACAACCGCTTGAACTACAAAACTAGGCGTAGCGTTTACGCTTTTAAGTTGTCCCGCCGTGTTTAAGTCGTTGCCTTGACCGAATAGGTTAACCTGCGGTACTATTGACGTAGCGCTTGTAGAACTATCCGAAGACGAAGTATTGCTAGATCCCGAAACCGACCCGCTAGGGTTGCTAAGTAATTGCTTAGCCTTAACCATGTTTGTGGTAATTTGTAAGATACCGCTAGCAAACTGAGCCGCACCCGCTAAGCCACCCGTAACGCCGTTTAAAACGTTTTGTTGTGAAGCCGCTACAAGTCCCGAAATAGCCTTAGCCGTGTCGATGCCTATTTGAATTAAAGCGCTGGCTTTATTTATTTGTTCGAGTTTCTTTTGGTCTTTTACTACTAAGCTTGTCAAGTTAAGGGCGCTTTGTGCGTAGTCCCCAATTGCTTGTATTCTAGCGTCGCGTACTTGCTTAGCTTGTTCGATTGCGTCTAGCGCATCTTGCTTTTCTTTTTCTCTAAACCTTTTGTTGATTTCTTCTTCTTTTTCTTTTTGTTCTTGAAGCAATGTAGTTGCGTCAACACCATACCTTTCGGCTTCGGCTATTAAGTTTTCGTAGTGGTATTTATTCGCTTCGAGTTCACGTTGTTGGTCGCTTAGGCCAGCTTGGTAAATTTGTTCTTCTATGGCTTCTTGTCTCAAAGCTTCCGAAGTTAAGAAGTCGCTTATTCCTTTTTGCACTTCTTTTTGTCTAGCAAGTTCTTGGTCGGCAAACGTTTTATTGATTGCAGCAACCTCAATATTTTTAGCCGTTTCTAAGGCCGTTGTATCTTGCTTATATTTCTTAGCTTCTTTAATTAGCGCGTCGTATTTCGCCGTTGCGTCGTCTACTTCTTTTTGTTGTTGTGTTTTACCTGAGTCGGACACTAATTTATTGGCCGCTGCGATTTCTTTTTGAATAGCCGTTTTGCCTTCTTTGTACGCTTTAGCCGCTGCCTCTGCTCTAGACTTTGCCGCTTCTGCGTCTTTTTCCGCTTGCACTTTTGCCGCGTCCGCTTCTTCTTTTGCGGCTTTGTTTATAATAACTTTGCGGTCTATTTGCGCTTGTTTTATTAGCGCGTTTTCGTCTTTAAGTTGTTTCTTAAGTCTGGCTCTTTCTTGCTCGGCTAAAGTACCGCGCTTGTCCCCCAATTCTTTGAGGTCTTTTTCGGTTTGTTTTAAACGTTTTTTAGCTTCACGTTCGGTTACTTTCGTCTTTTCAATTTCTAAGTCCGTCGTTTCTTTTCCTAAGGATTGAGCAAGCTGAATTTCTTGCTCTATTCCTTTGCTTTGTTCTTCGGCCCTTTCTTTAGACGAAGCTATTATTTTTTCGTTATTCGCTTTGACCTTTTCCGCCGCGTCATCCGATGCAGCCGTACTCAATCCCAACCATTCCGTAAGTTGTTTAAATCCTTCGATCAATGGCTTAAGCGCTGCGTTAATAGCGTTGAAAATTTTATCGAGTACCCCTATCTTTTTTAGGAACGAACCAATTGCCACAACTATGGCCACAATAACGGCGGCAAGTAGAAATATTGGATTTGCGAGTATTTGAACGCCTAGTTTAACGAAAGCCCCGCCAAGTGTTTTAATAGTCCCTGTAATGCCTTTAATTGCCGTAGAAATGTCCGCTTTACCAATCTTACCTAAGTTGTTCGCGAAGACTTGCGACTTTTGGCTTGCTTCTTCAAAGTCCAAAGACATCAAAGAATCTCGAATACCGCCAAATGAGTTGCTAATTTGTTCGAACTTAGAACCCGAAGCAAAGACATTGACCGCGTCGTTTGCGTCTTTTATTCGGTCGGAAAGTTCACCCGCTTTTTGGGCGAGCATTTCCATTTGTTTCGGGTCGGTGGCGGCGGCTATTTCAGCTTTTAGGCTTCGTAGCTCGGCTTTCATTGAGCCAATACCCGTAAGTTTTAAAGGAATTTGTACTTCGTTCATAACAATATTAAGGCTAGTAAATTCTTATTTCTAGGGTTGTGTTATTTAGTATTGCGTCTGTATGCTGGTGGTTCTGGGTGTTTGTGGTTTTTACGACTATATCCCCGTCCGTGTTTATAAAGGCGCTACACAAATGGTCATGCTCGTTACTATTAATAATTACAAAAGTATACAAAGCCTCGAAAGGGCTTGTAGGTGTTCCTAAGTATTGACCTTTTAAAGTTCGAGTCCAAGTTACTGGGCCTATGTTATTGCTTAATTCAATAGCCGTAGGGGTGTTAGTTCCTACTTGGGTAAGGTTTACAACGTAAGTAGAAGTTTGAGCCGCTGCGCCGTTTATTCTAGGAGTAATTATTCCGTCTTCGTCTAGAGTTTGTCCGTTGCCGATTACAATACCTCGAACGCCTTGCGCTATGGTGTTACCGCGTCCGTAAACCGAAACCTGCGCGCCTTCAAGAATTACGTTACCCGAAATAGTAGACGACCTAAGAACGGAATCTAACGCCGCCTCAGTCGTTGGGCTAGGCGTAGGGTTGCCCGTGTTTGAAATGAAAGGCGCTAATTCTAGTTCGCTATCCGCGCTTATAAGTTCGACCTTTGTTAAGCCTTCCGTGTTTGCGTTGTAATCAATTACTCGGTTAATATTCCACCAAGAATTATCAATTCTGATTTTGTCGCTAAGCTTTAAGCCGTGAATGTCGTTTTCCGTCAACTTGAAAAACGCGGTTAACATTTTACCCTCGTTAATTTGGTTAATAGTACGACGCCAATACAGGTTGTAAAGCGTGTTATTGGTTAACGTTTGAGGGTTGTAATAGTAGAAGTCGCAAGTTCCAAAGTTAATGTCAAAGCTAGGCGTTAGCGCGTTATCGAAATGTGTAATAGCTGGGTAAGTAGTTACGCCGTAAGTACCCGTTAAGCCCCCGTCTATTATGTCGTAAGATCCGCAAGGTTGTTCGCCGCCGTCGTAAAGTATTCTTATGTTCGTCTTCGGGGCTTGTCCGTCAATCATTGGCACAACCGCACCGAATGTCGTTTGGGCTATTGGCGTAGGGCTAAAGATTAGTTCTTTCGTGTCTACGTCTTTAACATACTCCGAGTTAAAAATGTATTCTTGTTGTCCGTATATTTCGCGGGTAGCTTCAAAATACAACGTGTTTGGCGTGTCGTTATCTTGTTTGTAAGTTAAGATAAGGCGCTTGTTTGAAACGTCGGGCAGGAACTCTAGGTTTTGTTCGCGGTCTTTTGCGAGTTTATAAGTCCAGTCTTTCTGCGCTCCGTTGTCGTAATATTCGTCGCGGTGCGTTAAGATTATGTTGTTAGGTTGGTTTGGGTCTACGTCAACGAATAGGTTGTACATTTGAAAGACGGACTTAACAAAGTCGCTTTGCTTAATCTTTACGGGAACGTATTGGTTCATGGTAACGAACCCGCCTATTGGTTGGGTATTACTATTCGGGATTATTTCTAGTTTAATATCCGTAATATCTATGTTGATGTCTACACGCGTATTGACACCCCCAGCAGTTTGCCAATAATGCAAGTTGTTTTGCATTTGTGACGAAATACCCGCTCTAATCTTTAGAAGGTCGCCAGCCGTAATGTAGCCACTCGGCGTTGTTACACCAACGTTTGCGTAAGCGCCGTAAATTGTTGTGCCGCTAGCTATGTAGCTATCTATTAAAATAGGCGTTAAATTGGCTATGCTGCCCGTAATGTTTGTGGCTCTTAGGTATGGGTAAAAAAAGCGCGGTATTGGCGCGTAAGCCCCTAGAGTTGTATTATAAAAAACAGGCCTTACTGGGTTTGCCCCCGTGTTGTTGAAAACAATATTATAGGTAATATTAAACTTAAATTCGTAAGACTGCGAAGCCGCTGGGTCTACGTCCGTCGGTGCGGTGTACTCGCCCGTTACTGGGTCAAAGATACCTTGCGTGTCTAAGATTTCAGTCCAGTTGTCTAGTTGTTCCCAAAACGGAATAAATGAACCCGTTGCAGGTTGCGCATTGGTAGTTGTGTAAGTGTTTTCTGCAAGAACTTTGTAGTCCGTCCAGTCAATTTGGTTTTCGTCGCCGTTGTAAGGAATTAGCAATTTATCGAACCTAGCGTTTTGTAAGTCCGTCCATGTGTAGGTAAAACCTGCGTTGGCAAAGATGCGGTCAAAATAAGTCTTCGCGTAAATAGCGGGCTTAATTTGTCGCACGTTATAAAGGGCGTCCGTGTCGTAAGGCAAGACGTATTTATAGCCGTTGGCTTGCGTAAAGCCGAAGCTTGCAATTATCGACGTAGAGTTGCTAAAATGGTTAAGGTCGCTAAAGTCTAGGTCGGTAAGTTCTGCGTTTGTTATGGCCGTGAATAGTTCCGCCTTTGTGTCTTTTATCAAGACTTCGTAGTTAATAACTTGTTCGTGCGCGTCCGTAAGTTGTGACTTGTTTACGGAAATCAATTGTAAGACGGCGTTCTCCATAATTACCACGTCGTTCTGCGTAACTTGGCAATACGTCAACTGCGAAACGTCAAACGTACCCGCGTCGATGTTTACGTCGTAGTAATGATTAAGAAGTTGGTTATTGTTGTCCGTTCCCGCTAAGACAATGGTCTTTGAGAAAGTCCCCGTTCGTTTGGTTATGTCCCGTATTTCACCAACGGAAAAGGTAAGCGGAAAGCTAACGTCTTGGCGTACGTCTAGAACGCCCGTGTCTAGAATTATTTTAACCATTGATTGCGTCGTTATTTGCTAGCTTAACAACTAGGCTTTGTTTGATTAGGTTCTTGTTACGTTGCTTGAAGACTTCGTAAGAGTTGTTTGTTACAATTACGGGTAGGTAATTGGTTGACTCAGGTACACGCACGGGGCATCCGTTTTCGTCTATTACTGGAACTCCGTCTTCGGTTGTTAGGTATGTTACAAGCTTAAAGAATACTTGCGGGCTAGTTACCAACTCTTCGAAATAAGTAGCCATGTTTTCGGTCATCCAGTTAGAATTTAATTCTAGCGTCTTTACGACGTTTATGTTGAACGTGCTAAACCCAAACTCTTCGTAGTTGTAATTCCATTCGCCACCGCTTACGTAGCCTTGTACGTCTTTATTGTATTCGTCGCGTTGTACTTCGCCACGTTCGTAGGACTTAAGCTGAAACGCAAAGCTAGACCATGACCCCATACGATCCAAAAAGCAAAGGTGATATTCGTTAATTTGCACGCGTCGGTCTAAATTGACGCGGTATTTTACGGAACTTTGCCCAGAGTCGTCGTACCAAAATTCGTAATAGGTTGTGTCGGGTTTGATTAGCGGTAACGTACCAACGCCAGCCGTAAGTATTCCCGCGTTGTTAGGGCCTACTGATACGCCTTCAATAGTTGTGTTGTTTGTAAGGAATTTATAAAGAATGTCTCCGTTCGAGTTTTCAAAGACTATTTTCTTACCTATTCGGCCTCGAATGTTAAGCCAAAGGTCTTGACCTATGGTTGCGCTAAATTCCGTTTGAGGTTGGTTTGTAAGCCAAAGCTTTGTAATGCCGTTAGGGTTGTACGTGTCTTGGTCGTACGTAGGGAACTCAATAAAGCGTCTAGCCCCGTTAAAAACGTTCTTAGTCGAGAAAGTAGTTATGTCGTACGTTACTACTTTGCGGTTATCCGCATAGGTAACCGACCCGTCTATGTTTGCATCGGTAACGCTAGACCACGCCACGTTAACTTCAAACCATGTAGCGCTAGAGTTGGTAACCGAATGTAAGCCTTCGAGTAATGGGTTAGCCGTACCTCCGTCCGCTTGCGCTATGTTTATTTGGTCGCCTATTGCAAACGTGTTTGTAACGTTCACGCGAACAAAGCCACTTGAGTTGGTAAGCGCTGAGGTGTAATTGAACTGCGCTAAGTATTCTTCACCCGTCTTTAACGTGAACGGATAGTAGCTATTTACCGCGTCGTAGTCCGTCGTTATGGTAGGTTGGAAATCCCAACTCACGTAAGAACTAAGGAACTTAGATAGGTCAAGTTCGCCGTAACCCGTTCCGTAGGTAGGTAAGACCTTGAAGCGTCCGATTAAGGTTGCGCCGTTGTATACGTCGAAAATGTACTTGAAGCCGTCGAGGTTCTTGTTAGTCGAGTCGACTAAAAACTTTACGGGGTTGTAAGCGGGTGTAAAGCTTTGGGGTTGTGCTATTATTGATTGTGCCATAACTATATTAATTTGCGCCCGTCTTTAATTAGAAAGCAAAGTAGGCGTCGTCGGTAAAATATTGTTCTTTTATGTAGGTCGTCGCGTACCTAGTCGCGTCCATTGCGTCGTCGTAAAGCTTAACGGGTTCGTCTAAGATTTGGTCGCCCATTTTTTTCCACTTGTAGTTTTGGTATTCTTTCTTTAAGTGTTCGTTTTCAAGACAAAAGACCCCGAAAGTCTTTATATTATCAATGCCCTTCTTTACGGACTTGTTCGCGTTGTGTACGTTAAACCCTGCGTTGTTCATCTCGGCAATAATTTCGGGGCGGGCGTAGTCGGCAATTATTTCCGTTTCTTTTTCTATGTTTAGGTCAGCTAGGCGGTCTATAAGGTTCGAGGTTGTAAGGTAGCTTTCGTAAATGACTGGTTCAATGAAAATGTCTTTCTCATGCCAATAGACGCGCACTAACGCCGTCGGGTGATTATAACCAAAGTCACACCCGTAAACGTACTGAGTAAAGCGTGACGGCCTGTGGGGTAAGAAAGTCCAGTTTGAATAAATGTTGCTTTTGCTTATCGCCTTTTCGCCTAACGCGTAAATTTGGTAAAGGGCTTCGTCGGTTCGCTTGAGGTCTTCTATTTGGCGTTTGATTGAGTCGGGTAAAAACGGGTTATCTCGGTACGTGCTTTTAATTAGGACGCTTTCGTTTTTTGGTAGGTCGTAAAGCCAGCTTGTTGAGTCCGACGGATTGTAGTCAAAGATTAGTTTCGACTCGGTACGCATGTTTAGTTGGGTGAAGTCGTCGTAGAATAGTTCGTTCGCCTCGTTACACCACGCTAGGTTACGTTTACGCCCTCGAATCTTTTGTTCGTCGTCGACACTAAAGAACTCAACCATTGAGCCATTGCTAAAGGTGTATATGTGTTCGGACATATTATGGCTAGACTTGTCGTAAATTCCCGACTCTTTAAGAACTTCGAAAAAGTCGCGCATTGCCGTTGCCCTAAGCGCTGGGAATGTCTTACGAATAATAGAAACGACGACGCCTTTATTTTGCAGGCAGTAGACTAGGATCAATTGACAAAGCGAATACGTCTTACTTGAACGCGAGCCACCCTCGTTAATGATAAAACGCGCCTCGTTATTGTAAAGCGCGTCGTAATTCTTTTCAAATACAATTGTAGATTGTAAGTCCATTACTCTAGTTCCTTAGTGTCGGGTCTAATTATCGAAATTTTGATTTCGTTTATGTTTTCGCCGTTGCTTGTTACGTCCGTCTTTTCGGTGAGGTTGTTTAGCCTTTGAGTAATTGACGGGTTGTATTGCCCAACCATGCCGCCTTCGATTTGGTCTTGTCGGATTTCCCGCTTTATACGTTGGCAGACCCCGCAATACGCTTCGTACGCCCCATTTGTATTTCTAAAGTAATGGTCAATTGTTACGCCTTGTTCGTAACCGAATACTTCAAAGCCTTCGTAGGTTAACGGGACTCTTAGTTTTTCTTGCACTACCTTTCCGCTTTGTAGGGCTTTGTCTATTACTCTTGGGTTTGAGTGTACTTTTTCCTTGTAGGCTTCGAACATTTGTAGAAGCTTTTCTGGGGTTTCTATGTACTTATGCTTTCCCATTTTTTTTCGTGTTTTTAAAGTGGTCTAAAAAGTCGTCTTCGGTTACAAACTCAATACAAAGTAAGCCTTCCTGGTCTGTCAAGTACAAAACATAATGCACCCCGTCGCGTTCTAGCTGGTCTTGTATTGCTTTACAATAAGCGGCCATGTTTTTACCCATGTCTACGACTGCGTATTTCATTTTTTGAGGCTCTTAACGTATGCGGTCATTGCTTCGCGGGCGTGTGTTTCCCAAACTCTTTGGCATACGGCATAGCGTTGGTCTTCTTTAGGGAACGAGTTTACGCTTTCTTCGTCGGACATGCAACGCTGAATAAACGTTTCTTTCTTCTCCCCTTTAATTGGTTGCGGCATTGCTTTTGCGTTTACGTGTTTTTGTAGCTAGTTTCTTACGTGTTTCGGTTGGTTCGACCGCCTTAGGTTCTTCTACTGCGTCCGACTGCGCCGTTTCGTGGTCTATTCCCGTGTAAGCAATAGTCGATTTCTCGAAAAGGTAGCCTAAGCCTATGGTATTGTAATACGTAAAACGTGCGGGGTCGATTTTGTCGACTTCAATTTTACGTTGTCCTAGAACCGAGTCGTAGGTTACTATGGTTTTTCCTTTGTATTCGTCTTTAATTTTCATCTTGTTTCTTGTTTAGTTCTTCGTCAAAGCGACCAATAATGTAAGCGCATATCCCAACGCCTAAGATTTGCAAATAGGCCGTTTGGCCTTCGTAAGTTAAAGCTACGCCCATAGCTAAGAAAGCAAGGGTAGCAACTGCGTAAAATAGTTTATAAGCGCTCATAACAATATTGAATTTTTCTTATTTTTTGTTTTAAGTCCCTGATCATGTAATGGGCAGACGTTCGACTAACGTTAAAATATTCTGCCATAGCTTCGGCCGTTTGCTTTTTGTCGTCAAAATAGACTTGTGCTATTCGTTTTTCCACAGGGTCGACTATTTCCGACCTGTATTTTTGAATGCACCACTTGCGAAAGTTGTAAACGTTTTCAATTTGGATCTTGTCTAATACTTCGTCGTTGTCAGGTTCGTCTAGTAGGTCGGGGACTTGGCTATTTATGTCGTCTTGTTTGTGGCTTAAAGACGTATTCCAAATAATTTGGTATTTGATTGTGTTTAGTAGGTAGCTTTTTACGCTATTTTCGTCCGTCTTTTCGGTGTCAATAGTCAAAACGTGCAAGTAAGCGTTGTTTATGCAAGTGTCGGCGTTCAACATTGAGCAAGCCAGCTTTTTGCTATTGACGTAACGCGTTAAAAAGTAATTAGCGTAGGCCCTTACTTCTTCGTAGTTTTCGCTTACGTACTTGTCAAGCGTTCGCTTCAAACCATTGTAAGAACTCATTATAAAACTTTTGTCGGTCAGGGACTCCACACAAACATCGGTTGTCATATTGGCCCGTTACCTTGTTTTTAATGGATTGCAACTTACGTAAGTGCATTTTACTAAGCCTTTCGGGGTTCAAAATGGCTAGTATTCCATTTATTTCTAGTAATTGAGCTTCGCTAAGCATAAGTCGACAACGTAAGAACATAAAGAAACTAGGCACGCGGTAAGAAATTGACCGCTTAAAGCCCAAGTAACCCAAAAGCCCATACACTTAGGACAACCAAAAGCGCCGTGTAAATACATTGTAAAGCGATTTAAGGGTACTTCGGTAAAGAGTCGGTCGATTAGGTCTTGAAGTGGCTCAAAGTTCGTTAAAAACCATGCAAGCGCAATATAAAGTAGTATTTCCATATGGTTAAATTCTAGTCAAATATAAGATTAATTTTTAAACAAGACTTTTTTTAAATAAAAAAGCCCCTTTTTACGGGGGCTAGTTGTTAGTGTAGGTGTTTATAAAGGTATTCGTCAAGTTTAACGAGGGTCGAAAGTGCTACGTCTTTGCCGTCTAGGAAATTGTTTATTTGGAAATGGTGAAACTTTCCCGTCTTTTGTTTTATTTCCGTTACTATTTGGTTTCGAGTTCGTGTTTTCAATAGGTCTTTAATACCGCGCCTAAGCGCTTCGTCTTGAATAAACATGATCATAAGTTAAAAGGGTAAGTCGTCGTTTGTAACTACGGGTTGTGTTTGAGGCGCTACGTATGGTTCGGAAAAAGACGCACTAAAATAACTATTTCCAGCGCTAGACGTTTTAACCCAAAGGGCTATTTCCATTTCTTTGCCGTTTACGTTCACTTTTCCCCTGTAGTCGGGTTGGTTAGCGCTTGTTTTTTTGTCGTTCTTAAAGATTGCGCCTGAATTTGGTTTGTTTTCCATTATATTTGATTTTAAAAGTTGCTAATAAATGCAATGACTAAAGTTAATGCAATGGCCGTTACTAAAATAATAGTTCCGATCGCGGCTAGTTGTTCGCGTTCTTGTCGTTTGTCCATAGCTTTAGGTTTAGTATTTGAGAATTTTATTTTAATTTGTCCGTCCTTTACGTCCTTTTTGTCCTTTTGACTAGACGCCCAGCTTTTGCGGTATTCAGTCGTTAGCATGGCTACACGTTTGGCGGTTGCTTTAGTTGGTTTTCTACCTGCCCAAGTGTAAACCGCGCGGTCTACTTTCTTAATGTAGCCGTTCGTCTTTAACACGTTAAACACGTCCCAACGCGTTTGGCTTAGTTCGTCAAAGCGAAAGTTTGTCTTTTCGTTCATTTCAATTAATAAGTCTTTGTAAGACTCTAGGTTAAATTTTTTCATTGTTCTTCGTTTACTATTTGTAATGTTCCGTTAATTGAATATCCAGTTAATCTAATCAACTGCTCAATGTGGTAAATCAAGTCATCAAGCTCTACATCCTCGTGTTCGAACTCGTAGCTGGCTTTGTGTCCGTAGTGGGTGATTTCTATTTTCATTGTATTGTGTTTAGTTTAAAAAAGCCTTTTTCGCTCAAGAAGGCAATAACTCTATCTCCCTACGATGAGAACCGACACTTACTCGGCAGGCTACGTTCCGCACGTCTACGGCATACTTCTTACATCTTGTTTAAATTGTTTTACTTCGTCTTTTAGTCGTTCTACGTAAAGAGTCGCGTCCATAAGTTCGTCTTGTAGGTGTGTAAGCCATTCTAAGGCGCTTAGGTCGTTTCTTTCTAGCGTTGTGTTATACTTCATTATTCCGAGTTTTGAACGTTCGTTAAAACGGGCCAAAACGCGTAAAACTATTTTGTCTTCTATTTGCTGGTTCATAGGAAATTGTAAAGGGTTTCGTAATACTCGCGACATAGTTCGACGCGTTCTTTAATTTGTTCTATTACTTCGTCGTCACGTTCGACCTCAAAGACTTTCACACGGCGGTTGTCGGGTATATGGTCAAAATTGTGGCGCTTTTGGACTTCGTCGATTAGATCCAAACTTTCTTCTAAAAGATTAGCGTTCCAGTGTGCGCGTCTTATCCCT